GCGGCGCGCGATTTGCCATTGAAGCCGATGCAGATACGGTCGAGCGCGGTGCGTTGCACGATCGCGTCGCGAATGCGCGTCTGGAAGTCGGGGAAATGGGACCAGGCATCGAGGCGCGAATACTTCAGCGCCGTGTCGAAATTGGTCTGCGTGCAGAGATAGCCGCTACCGTCGAGCGTGGTCGGGTCGATCGGCGTGCGGTCCTTCGCGCTCGTGTCGGTCGTGCTGGCGATCGGCGAGCCGATGCCGAGGCCGACTTTCTCGCCGGTCTGCTCGTCGACGCCAAGCATGTTGATGCGCTGCAGGAACGCGCTCGATTGCTGGATGCGCGTTTCGAGGGTCTGCTGCACAGACGGGTCGACCGAAAATTTCACGTCGGCGCGCGGTACGGCGTTGAGCTGGGCGATCGCTTCCACGTAGGCAGTGAACGCGGCGCGGGTCGGGTTACGCATGGGGTGTTTCTCCGAAACGTTGAGGGGAAAAGGCCTGTCGAGCGCGTGCGATCAGCAGTCGGTTTTCTGGGTGCCGTTCGAGCCGGTCGCCGGCGGCCGCTGCTGGCCTGCGGGCTGCTGCGAGAGTTGCGTCGTCAGCTCTCCGAGCTTCTTCGACGTGTCGGCGTGCGCGGCCTTTTCGGCGTCCAGCTCGGCGCGCAGCCCGTCGAGCTTCGCGGTGAAACCTTCGACGATCGCGGCCTGGTCCTTCGAGAACGTCGCGAGCAGTTCGACGGCCTGCGTCATGTCGGCAAAGCGCTTGTCATCGGTGGCGCCCTTCTCTTTCACGAAGCCGAGCATTTCGCCGACACGATGGAACAGGCCGGCGATCGCGGTCGCGGGCGCCGGAGCCTGCGTCGCGGGCTCGAATTCGATCGAGGTTTCTTCGGCTGCGGAAAAGAGGTTGTCGGGCGATTGCTTGCGGCCCTTGAGCGGGCTGTTTTCGCCCTGGCCGGCAGCGAACGCCAGCATTTCGGTGCCGAGGCTCGCGGGGCTGTCCGTCACGGCGAGGCCGATGAGATAGGCCTGTTTCGTGTCAGCGAACGAATAGCTGATTTCGATCGACGTGTAGAGCTTCTGGCGTGCCTTCTGCAGGTCGAGCAGCGCCTGCGTCGGGGTAATTTGCGCGTAGAGCGCGAGCTTGCCCTTGAGCGGGCCGTCTGCAACCTGTTCGGACTTGAGCCCGGTCACGTCACCATACGCGCCGAACGGGTTCGTATCGGACAGGGGCGCGTACCCGCGAACGTGCTCACAGTTCACGCGAGCGCCATACATGGCCGGGTCGTACTGCGCGGCCATCTGCTGAATCCATTCGCGCTCAATATTGCGGCCGTCCGTGGTCGCGCCTTCGACGGCGACGCGGAACCATTTCGACGTGGCCGCATGGTTGCCGGTCACGGGTGCGGTGTGGCCGATGCCGAAAGCGAGCGCGGCTGCGCCGCTTGCGGTGCCGAGGCCTGCGAGCATGTCGCCATGTTGCAGACCGGTGCCGATCGCCGTTGTCGCGGCGTGAGCGTCGAGCGCAAAGAGCGAGGCCATCGAACCGACAGCGAAGGCCATGAGCGACAACTTTCGCGACAACTTGCGTGTGGACATCGTTTGTACTCCGACAGGTAAATGATTGGTTGCTTCGGTGTTTTATGTATGGTGCCGTGCCGCCTCTGTGCAAACAACGATTGGTCAACGTGACGGGGCCGGGCACAAATCGCACTTCTGCGCGCGCGTGCGATGGCCCGGTACGCTTCTGGCATGCTCGAAACGACCGATTTCACACCCACCCTTGCGGACCCGAAGAAGGCCGCACGCGCGCTCTATTGGCAGGGCTGGCGTGTGTCGTCGATCGCCCGTCATCTGGACATCAAGCGATCGACAGTCGAGACGTGGAAGCAGCGCGACGGTTGGGACAAGGCTGCGCCGCTCGATACGATCGAGCTGACGATCGAAATGCGCGTGAATGCGTTGATCGCGAAAGAGAAGAAAGAAGGCGCCGACTACAAGGAAATCGACCTGCTGATGCGGCAGCTCGAACGCAGCGCGCGCGTGCGGAAATACGGCGAGACAGGGAAGGAATCGGACCTAAACCCGAACATCGAGGCACGCAATGCGGCGCCTAAGAAGCAGACCCGCAACACGTTCAGCGACGAGCAGGTAAAGAAGATCAGCGACGCCTTTCGTGATTCGCTGTTCGACTATCAGAAGGTCTGGTATCGAAACGGCGAGCAGCGCACGCGGAACATTCTCAAGTCGCGGCAGATCGGCGCCACCTGGTATTTCGCACGCGAGGCGCTTGTCGATGCACTCAGCACGGGCCGGAACCAGATTTTTCTGTCCGCGAGCAAGGCACAAGCGCACGTATTCAAGCAGTACATCACGCAGTTCGCGCGCGAGGCCGCCGATGTCGACCTGACAGGCGACCCGATCGTACTGCCGAACGAGGCGATTCTCTATTTTCTCGGCACGAACGCGCGAACCGCGCAGAGCTATCACGGCAATTTCTATTTCGACGAGTATTTCTGGGTGCCGAAATTCACGGCGCTCAACAAGGTCGCGTCAGGCATGGCCATGCATAAGCAATGGCGCAAGACCTACTTTTCGACGCCTTCGAGCATCGGGCATGAGGCGTACAAGTTCTGGAGCGGCGAGCACGTCAATCGAGGTCGCGCGAAGGCCGATCACGTTCGCTTCGATGTCACGCATCAGGCGCTCGCGCGCGGGCGTCTCTGCGAGGATCGCCAGTGGCGCCAGATCGTCACGGTCGAGGATGCTGCGCGGCTCGGCTGCACACTGTTCGACCTTGCCGAGCTGCAGCTCGAATACAGCGCCGAGGAATACGCGAACCTGCTCATGTGCCAGTTTATCGACGACACGGCGTCGATATTCACGCTGGCGAACCTGCAGCGCTGCATGGTTGACTCGTGGGAGGAATGGACTGACTTCGAACCGCTCACGCTGCGGCCGTTCGGCTATCGCGAGGTATGGATCGGCTACGACCCGGCGCTGTCGGGCGATTCTGCTGGCCTTGCCGTCGTCGCGCCGCCGATCGTCGAGGGCGGCCCGCTGCGCGTGCTCGAAAAGCATCAGTTCCGCGGTATGGATTTCGAGGCACAGGCCGAGTTTATCCGGCAGATCACGCAGCGCTACAACGTCACGTACATGGCGATCGACACGACCGGTATCGGCCAGGGCGTCTATCAGCTCGTGAAACAGTTCTATCCGTCCGTGGTGCCGTTCAACTACTCGCCCGAGGTAAAGGGCCGGCTCGTGCTCAAAGGCCTGTCCGTCGTCGGCAATGCGCGCCTGCAGTTCGACGCGGGCTGGACCGATGTCGCCGCCGCGTTCATGGCAATCAAGAAAACCGTTACGCCGAGCGGTCGACAGGTCACGTACGAGGCCGGCCGCAACGAGGAAACCGGACACGCTGACCTTGCCTGGGCAATCCTGCACGCAATTTCAAACGAGCCGCTGGAAGGCATGGCGGCCCGTACTACCGGCTTTTTGGAGATATCCCGATGAAGGCAAGACACAAGCGCGCGCAGCTCACGCGTGAAACCATGCCGGCCGCCCCGGCCGCATCGAGCGCGGCGCCGTCGACGGCGTTCACGTTCGGCGATCCCATGCCGGTGCTCAACCGGGCCGACATGCTCGACTATGCCGAGCTGGTGCAGATCAACGGATGGTACGAGCCGCCGATCAGTTGGTCGGGGCTTGCGAAGTCGTTCAGGGCGGGCACGCATCACGCCTCGGCGCTCTACTTCAAGCGTAACGTACTCGCGTCGACGTTCATCCCTCACAAGCTGCTCTCACGCGACGCGTTCCGGCGTTGGGCGCTCGATTTCCTGATGTTCGGCAATGCATACATGAGCCGCGAGAAAAACAGGCTCGGCGACACGCTGCAGTTTGCGCCGCCGCCGGCGAAATACGTGCGCCGCTGCGTCGACCTGCAGAGCTATGTCCAAACCGATGGCTGGAAAGAGGTTCACGCGTTCGAGGCGGGCTCAGTGCATCACCTGATAGAGCCGGATATCAATCAGGAGGTGTACGGCCTTCCCGAGTACCTGGGCGCCCTGCACGCGGCATGGTTGAACGAGTCGTCGACGCTGTTCCGCCGGCGCTACTACGAAAACGGGAGTCACGCGGGGTTCATCCTGTACCTGACAGACCCGGCTCAGAAGCAGGAGGATATCGACGACATGCGCGACGCGCTGAAAAACGCGAAGGGGCCGGGAAATTTCCGCAATCTGTTTTACTACGCGCCGAACGGCAAGAAAGACGGGATACAGCTCATTCCGGTGTCGGAGGTTGCCGCGAAAGACGAGTTTTTCAACATCAAGAACATCACGCGCGACGACCTGCTCGCGGCCCATCGTGTGCCGCCGCAACTGCTCGGCATCGTGCCAAGCAACACGGGCGGATTCGGCGCGGCCGATACGGCCGCCAAGGTGTTCGGCCGCAACGAAATCACGCCACTTCAGGCGCAATTTCTCGCCTTCAACGAATGGGCGGGCGATGAAATCGTTCGGTTCGCGCCTTACAGCATCGATCCGCAGGCGAGCGGCGCAGCCGGCGGTCAAAATCGCGCTGGAATCGCATCTGGCGGCGAAATTGTCGCCTGATTTGCATCAATTTCGCCCTTTGGGGCGCTCATTGGCTTTGCCGTTGCGTCAAATCGCAGTTTTTTGCGTTAACGCGCGTTAACTTTCGCGCAGCTCCGAAGCCCTGAGCCCCTGCCCTGGCGGGGCCTGCAGCGGAGCGGCGCATTGCGTCAAAAAGCGCCCTTTTAGAAAAGCGCAGGCGGGGAGGGGGACTGCGATTTTTGGAGCCTCGGATCGGCGCGCGACGGCCCCACCAATGCCCTGCCCGTGCCGCTCTGGCTCCCTGCCAGCCTCGCCACGCCCTCGCTGACGCCATCGCACCCCTTGAGCACCCCGCGCGCACCAGCCGCTCACAGCGGCTCCTATCGCATCCTTGCGTGTCCATTTCCGCCCGCGCGCATTGCGCGGTACACTGTATATCCATACAGTATTCAGCCGACCCGCGCCGATGCCGCACCGCCCGCCCCTTACTGCCGCCCGCCTCGCTCAGGTCTATGACGAGTTGCCGCATCCGCTCGTGCTCGAACTGCTCTGGGAGATTCACCGGCTTCGCGCGACGATATCGCGCGCGAATCAGGTCCGCCACTTCCTGGGGTCGGGCGGGTACGGCACTGTGCCGTCGTCGGTTTGGGAATGTTTCGAGCGCGAGCTGGACGCGGAACCGTGTTTGACGGACCCACCCACGCCGCGTCAGCAAGCCGTCGTTGATGCCATTCTGGACAGGCGGCCAGCAAAACGCGACGAATAGCGGGTGTCTTGATCACCAAACGAAAAGGCCGCCGCGTGTCACTCACGCAGCGGCCTTTTTTCGGTCGACTTGCCCTGCTTTACTCGGCGTCGAGAAATCGCGCCATCGCGAGATTGATCGCGGCCGCACGGGAGAGCCCAAGCTGCGCAGCGCGCACGTCGAGTCGTTTCAGTAGCGCGCCGTCGACGCCGAGGCTTATCACCTCTTTCCGGCGCCGCGTCGTGTCGGCCGCCGGCTCGTGTGCCGCGTCTGGTGCGCGCGAGATAAAGTCATCGGCGTTTTGCGCCTGGCCGTTGCTAGTCGGCCGTTTCGTGATCGTCATACTTTCCGCCCCTTTCGATATTGAGTCGATATCTACTTGCCATCTACTCGCTATCGTTTCGATAGCGCTTCGATGGCTTGTCGGTATCGTGCTAGATGCCAAAAACGGCGGCTGTGAGCCGGTCGATTTCGGCGCACGCTACGGTGTCGCGTCGTGGCATTTCTTCGACGTGCAGGCCGGCGCCGCTTGCGTTTGCGTAGGCTTTGCGCCGCCCGAGGCGATACGGCAGCAGCTCGACTTGCTTGAAGTCTGAAATCGCTGCGGCCGCATCGCGGTTGTCGGCGCCGCTGGTGTCAGCTGAATTCAGGAACGCGAACGCCTTCAGATCGTGAACAGCGCGCGCCTCGTCGACGAGCTGCACCATGTCTTGCATGGCCCACACGTCGAACGTACGCGGCAGGCACGGAATCACGACAGCATCGCAGACCGTGAGGGCCGCGCGCAGCGCGCTCGAATCGCGGCCGCCGGCGTCGATCACGACGAAATCGTATGCGGCGCGCTGCTGCAGTACCTGCGCGCGCAGCGTGGCGCCATTGGCGTAGGCCGACGCGGCGATCGGCGGCCGGCCGCTTTCAGCCCGCATCGTGATCGCAGTTACGCTCGTTTCCTGTCGATCGCCGTCGACAAGCCACACGCGTGCGCCCTCACGAGCAAGGCCGATCGAGAACTGCAGGGAACTCGTCGATTTTCCCGTGCCGCCCTTCGAATTTCCGACCACTACTATTTTTGCCATATGCTCCCCCGAGCAAGATGAAAACAGAGCGTTGATATCGGTTCGATATCAACTTGATTGGATTGAGGCGGGCCGCCCTACTCGTCGAATTGCAGCGTGGCCGTCTCGCGCCGCTCGCGACGCGGTATCGGCGTTTCCGGCGGGTACATGTCGAGCTGCGTGCGGTACGTGTGGCCGCACGTCACGTCATCGCACTGGAAATCGAGCAGCCATGACGTTGGCGAAACCTTCTCGATCGACCGCGCGATGCCGCGAGCGCCGCAGTGCGGGCATTTGATGGTGAACCTCATGCGGCCCTCGCGAGCGCCGCCGTCGTGCGCGCGTTGACGCCGCCGCGCAGCATCGGCGACGGCCGCACTTCGAGTGCAACGTCGGAGCGCGGCTTTGCTGATGCCGAAAGAGAGAACAGGATTTCAAAGCCCGCGGGCGTTCGATAGCCGCAGTCATCGCAGACGAAATACATGCGCCGCATCGTCTCGGACATGCTCTCGGTGTGCCGCGCGTCAATATCGCCGCCGCAGCATGGACAATCGATTCTCATGGTCATTTTTCCGGCCTCCAATGAGTACGTATGGCGCCGCCCCCGGCGAAATTAAGGGCCGCGCCGTCGATGTCTGCATCAATCGGCGCGGCCCAGTGATGGTCTGTCGCCGGCTCTGCGGCCGGTCGCGTACAGTTATTCACACAGGTCCGAGGCGCGCGCTGCGCGCGCTCCAAACCAAAACCACCCGCACGCGTGGCCGCGCGCGTTACTTCCCACCGGTAGCGCTTCGAATCGACAGTGACCGTGCGCGGCATTACGTCAACCCAGTTGCCGATGGCGTCGCGCACCTTGGCGACTTCGAAGTACTCCACGCCCACCGGCTTGGCGGCCGCTTCTTCGCCGTATGCCGTGCGTGAACCGTCGCGGTACGTCGCAAGGCGCACACGATAGTCACGGCCGCAAAACACGCCGCCCTGTGCATTCACGTAGTGATCCCACGCGACAGACGCGTTATCGCGCCCTTCCAGTTTTGCGACGCGGTTGACGGCGTTGTGCGCGGCCCGGACGTGGGCCGGCGCGTCGTCGGGAACTGACTCGACGCGTCGCAGCTCGCGCCAGATCGTCACGGGTGCGCCGCCGATCTGCTGGAACTGGCGAATGCGCCAGCGCGACGCCCACGCCTCCACGCGCGCAGACGTTTCGAGCGCGTCGTTTCCGATCAGGTCTTTATCGAGCCTGTAACCGTCAATGTTCTTCGCGACGTACTTCGCGATGTACGCGGCCGCCGTGCCGAGAGCTGCGTCCATGCGCTTGAAGTCGCAGCGCTTTTCCAGCGCGCCGGCTTCGTCGCCGTCCATTTCGAGCGCGTAACGGCGCACGATGGACTCGACGATCTGATCGTGCTTCGGCGGATAGAAAACGAGCAGGTGCCAGTGAGGCGTGCCGTCGTGCTGCGGCTCGGCGATGCGGAAGCCGTAGAGCGTGATGCCACGCCGTGCGAGCGCTGCGCGAATGCGAGCCCACACGCCGCGCAAATACCCTTGCGCCTCGTCGGGCTTGGTGCCGTCGTACCACTTGTTGCGGATCGCCTTTTCGCGACCAACAGGCCCGACCATCTTGAACGCGTGCATTTTCGACGGGCATGTGATCGTCAGGAAAAGGCCGGCATGCGCCGACGCGATCGCGATGCGCTCAAAGCCGGCGATGCGCGTCATCAGCTCCGCACGGCGAATCGCCTTGTTTGCCGGCCCTTTGGCCGACAGCTCTGCGAGCGTGAATTCCTGGTCGGTATCGAGGTTGTGCGCGATCGTGTTTTCAAGCGCCTGCGCATTGCGCTCGTTTTGCGCGCCGCGCGCGGCGAGCCCTTCATTGGACACGTACACGTCACGCGTGCGATTGACCAAGCCGAAGTCGATCGCGGCCGCTTCAACGGCGCGCGCATGAGCGCGGCGCAGCCGCATCGTCCACCACTTCGGCGCGATCATGCGGCGCACCGCGCCCTCGTCAGTCATCCGGCCGGCAGCAGGCAACACGCCCCGCGATTCGCAGAAGTCGGCGAGCAGCGCGCGCGCCTCCAGCGTTTCAAGGTCGGCCAGCTCAATCGCCGTGACGCCGGCCGCCTGCGCGCCGCAGCGCCCCGCCTCTTGCCACGCCTCAAGCGAGAGCAGACGCACACGCGCCTGTTCGGCGCACTCCTGTGCGTGCGCAATGACGTCATGATCCTGGGCTTCGAGCGGCAGCTCGTCGCTCACGGCGTGGCCGGCGAGCGTGGCGACTGTCTGGCGCAAGGCGACGTTCGCCTCGCGCTGCGCGTCATTCTGTGCAGTGACTTTTTTGGGATTGAAGGAAGCGCGGCGGCGATCCCACTCGCGCATCATGTTGGCTTGCCAGCGACGCGGAAACGGCGCGACGAGCCCGGCGGCCCATACGTCGTTTGCGCCCTGCATTACGCATGGCCTCGCACAACGCGGCTGATTGCAGCCCAATACGCGTCAGGCGTCACGTTCAAGCGGCGCGGGGCCGTGCTTTGCCCCGCGCCGTCTGTTGCCTTCGCGCTGGTGAGTATGCTTTTGATGCGGCAGAGCGCCGCGTCGCCGCGCTCAGTTGCGCGGATATGCGCGACGGTCGGTGCCGGCTGCGGTTTGAATGACAGATGTGTATCGCCAAGATAGCCGATGTCGCCATCTTCGCCGCGATATCCAATTTCAGCGAATGCGTTCGATCTCATCACCACGCCCCCGCCATGCCGCCGAGCGCATCCAGATCGAGCTTCATCTGGTTCTGAAGCGCTACTTTCGCGAACACCAATTGGAGCCGCTTGCATTCCCGGAAATCCGCGAGGCCTTGCAGCAGCATGAACCTGCCGGCCCGCCGATAGCTCTCGATGTTGTCCATCTCACGTCCCCTGTTTGCGAAGGAAACGAGCGAGCACACGGCCAATGAACGATCGGCGCCGATGAAATGGGCCTTCGATCGTGAATCCGCCGAGATATGAGGGATGGATGCGGGCCATGTCAGGCCCCCTGCGAAGCGAGGAAAAGCACGCGTTCAGTGACCGTGCTTTGCGTGAACTGCTGGAGTGCGGCCGCCTCGTCTTGAGCGTGCCGATTGGCGATGCTTTCCGCGTTGCTGGCACGAATTAGCTGGCGAATTGCGTTCGCCTCCACACGTTGCCAATCCGTGAAACCTGTAACTATTTGTTTCATCGAAACTTGCATTTTGCTTTCCCCTGCTCAACCCCGAGCGCGATGTTTTTGAGAAACGTCGCCCCGGCGGCCGGGTAGCAAATCCAGCACTGGCGGGGTTGAGGACCAGTTGCCGAGGCGACAGCTGGATCATATTGCAAGAACCTTGCATATGGCAAGAGTCTTGCAATTGCAGGATTCATGCATGTTGCACTAGCAAGACGCTTGCAGTACTGTGGCAGCGGGTTGAATCAAAAGGGGTTTTTCAATGAAGAACTGCGATCACTACCTTGATCTTGCGAAGATCAAGCGGGACCTGCCGTCCGATTACGCGCTGGCAAAGCTGCTCGGCGTGAGTCCGTCTGGCATCACCAACTATCGAAAAGGCCGCAGCCATTTCGACGACACGATGGCAATCCGAATCGCCGACCTGTGTGAGGTTGAGGCAGCGGAGGTGCTTTTCGCGATGCAGGTTGAGCGTGCGAAAAGCGATGAGGCACGCGCTGTTTGGTCTGGACTCCTGGAAAAATTTTCCAAGGGTTTTCGGCTGCTGGCGCTACCCGCTAACGCTTGTGGGGCTTGGGCTCCACAGGTGTAACGCCAGCTAAAGTTAGCTTCTGCAACGACTAGTTTTT